ATCTTGAATTATGCCTTCCCCTTCGACACGCTACGCTGCTCAGGGAGCGGCGCTGGCTGAGTAGCGTAGCGTATCGAAGCCAGAAGCGGGTTTTTAATTAAATTATAGATTAAAGATAGAGCTGTGCGTGAACTGCAGAAAGGACAAAGCGCTAACTGAGTCCGCGATTGGTTTCGATGTTGGCAAGTTCATCTATTCGGCTTTTTATGTCGGCAGCATAAACGGTAGGTTGCCAACGTTCAATTTTAGCCATTTGTCGTTCGTTTGCTGCAAGTGCTTCTGAAATTCGGAGCAATACGCTATCGCTAACGGTTGCAGTACCTGGTAGTGAAGAATCGACTCCGGAAGCATAGCCTCCTGATTGGCGACCGCTTATTGCGCCAAGGTTTAAGCTGGAGATTGTGCCGGTGCGTTGTGCCATGTCGATAACATCGAGCACCGGTTTAACGGTTGGGTTACGAACGGCAGGCGCTGAAGCAATAAATTCGTTTTTGTGGTAGAATCCATCCACTTCGCTGTCGGATCCAGCGCCGGAGTATCCTCCATCCTTTTTTCCTTTTTTGGTAAGCGCTCCACGAACGGCTTGGTATGCTATTTCCATTGCTGCTACTTTAGCAACTGCAAGTGCAATCTTAAGTGGTCCTCCGGATATACCTGAAATGATCGATTTGGCTTTTTCGATCAGGAAAAATTGGTGAAGGGAATCGAGCGCCATTACTAATGTGGCTTTTAAGTAGTCGCCAAACGTAGCTTCGTTGTCGTTCATAAGCTGGCCAAAGGTTTGACCTATGGTTTGGGCAAACTGGAGATACGTTTCTTTGCGCTCTTCAACAATTTCTTTTTCTTTTTCCTTCTGATCTTTTAGTGTCTCAATGGTTTTATCGGCTGCAGCAATTGTTGCTTCAACCTGATCCATTTCAATTTTATTGGTGGCATCGATGGACTGAAGCATTTGTTTTTCAGACTCGGCAAGCACATCGTTCAGGTCTTTTTGCATAGCCAGTCGTTTTTCGCTGATCTGTGCTTCCACTTGAACTGTACTTTGATGGAACTGCTCGAGCATGGCCTTTTTTAATGTTAGATGTGCCAGTTCGGCTGCTAACTGCTCTGACTTAAATTTAGCATCAGACCATCCTTGCTGCTCGTACTGAATGACCAGTTTAGCCATACGATCGTTGTGTGCCGAATCGAGCATTTCAAGTGCTTTGGCTTGGCCTTCTTTTACCTTGGCTGCTTCATCATCGCGGAGTGCTTTTTTTTCAGCCGATGCTGATTTTTCGAGCCTACGGATGCTTTGTGTGAATTCGGCTTCCTTGGTATATTCGTCGGCTTTGCGCTTTTGCATGGACTGAAATTCTTCTTCGTTCTTGTTTACAAATTCGGCAAAAGCAGCATCTTTTTCCATTTCAGAAGCCAGCTGTATGTCGTCGATTTCTAACCAACGCTTAAGCTGTGCCTCTTTTTGCTCCATGGTGAGTTTGTTGTTGTTGATTTTTGAAGCCAGATTGGTTAATTCGGCTGCAGTACGTTCGTTTATAAATTGCTTTTCGAGGGTATTTAACTGCACTTCCTTCTTCAGTGCTTCGTCAATTAAATTGCTTTTTTCTAAAGCGGTTTTGTTTGAATCTTTCGAAGCTGTTTTCAGTTTTTCAATTTCATCGCGGAGTTTAGCCATTCGTGGTGCTGCTGCTGATTCGCGATCGGCAATGTCGTCCATAATTTTGGCATAGTTCCATCCGGCTGTAGTTGCATCGGCTATGGCTGATGCTAAACCGCCAAAGGCATCGGTAGCATTCTTTTTTACTCCTTCCCAATCGAAGGTTACCAACGACCAAAGCATTTTATAGTAACTCATTGCACGGTCGATAAGGATATCCATCACGTTGCTGATAGCTTTCATCGTTCCCTCCATTTTAACTGCTCCTTCGTCGGTAGCGGTGAATGCTTTGTAGAGCAGCATCATGCCAGCGACAATAGCAGCAATAGTTGCACCGATTGGATTGGCAACTAATGCCCACATGGCTTTGCCGGTTGCCATCAATCCGGATATTACTGAACCGATAGGACCGGGAATGGATTGTAAGCTATTGGTAAATGAACCGAGGAATCCGCGTGTTTCGCCAATACGACCTTTTACCAGACCCATTTGCCTTTCGGTTGCAATAAGCTGGGTGTTTAGTTCTGCCCACCGTTCAGGGTTGGCGCTTTCGGTCATTCCGCTAAGCTCGCGACGAAGTGTTTGTGATTGCACTTTGAGCTGCTTCATGGTCATTTCGGTAATTCCAAGTGTTTTCCGGAGTGCATCCATCTGTTGGTTGTTGTCTTTAATGGATTTGCTGTTTTCGGAAATGGCTTTGGTAATCTGTTTGTATTCTTCGGAATGCTCTTTGCCCATGGCTTTGAGTTTAGCCTGAGAAATACGAAGCCTGTCGTTTTCGTTTGCGAGGGTTGCTGTTTTCTGAGCCAGATCGGTTAATGATTTCTGTGCTTCGTTGGAGCCGATTTGTACTTCGGCTCCAATAACGTCTTTTTTTAAGCTCATTGTTCAAGGGGTTTTTTATATGATTCGCGAATCTGATTGAATATTTCGGACTGAACTTGTTTTGTTAATCCGTAGCGTAGAGTGCCAAATATGTATCCGTACACATAACCCCAGAGTGGTTTGTTGTAAACAGGACCATATACCCGCTTTTTATTTCCTTTTGCGGTTGTTTTGATGTCCATAAATCGGAGATCGAGCAGATAATCGAACTGAAGGATTGCTCCATCGCCAAGTTTTAAAACTCTAAATGTTTGGTTCATTAACGAATCGGCAACGTGCCCGGTGCGCTTATTGTAAAAGGCTTCAACACGATCGGCCTGTTCGCTCATAATTTTAGGAGCTGCAGCACGCAGTACCTGAGCGGTGAACTCGGAATAAAGCATTTGCTTTTCGTATTTGTCTGAGATCATGATATGATTCGATTAATTTACCGAATCAAAGATGGGAGTGTGGATGGGCTACAGAAAGGACAAAGAAAGGAATGGGAATTATGAAGCGCGGACAATGAGCCATTTGAGTTGGAAGGTGAGTTTTCCGGGAGCAGGAGCATACTGATATCCTGAATCGATCATGGACTGATAGATTTGCTCTTCGTTTACTTTTGCGCCTGGATTGAATTGGTTAAGGGCTTCGACAATTTCGGAAGTACTATAAAAGTCGGTAGCATCGGCAATGGTGGCAGCTGGGCTGTACCATTTTGAAAACTGACTGATTACCTGGTTTAAGAATTCTGAATCTTCCATGGTGTTTTGGCATAAAAAACCCCTGCAGCAGGTCGCCAAACCACTTTTAATAATTACCGAAGTAACCAAAAGTTGCCGCAGGGGAAAAAAGATTCCCTTTGGTCTTCGATAATTATTGCATTAAAAGTGTTTGGCCTTTCAAAGGTAGGAAAAAAAGGAAAACCCGATAATTTACCGGGTTTTTTATTGTTATATAATTCCGAATAAGTATAGAGCTGCTGCAATTGCAAGCAGTATTAAAGCCGGAATAATGTTTGGTTTTATCTGATACTTCCAGATGTGTTTTGAAAGATCATCGGTCATTGGTTAGAATGTAAATCGTATTCCCATTCCATTTGGTCCAACATACATTCGTTTCATCCACTTCTGACTATCGATAACCATAAATGTACCGATTAATGATACAACTCCTCCTATTACAAATGTTGGTTCTGGTTTATCAGATGTAGATCCTCCGATTACAATAGCTGCTCCTATAAATGTTAATCCGTATCCTCCCATTATTTCGCGGTTGTATTTACCTGCACAATAACGAATATGATCTATTTCGTATTTATACTTATCATCAATTTTTGACAAATCAGCTTTAAAGGTCATTGGATCAGTTGATTTTAACGTTAATTGTTGGTTTGAAACGTTGTAATCTGTCAAAAGTCCTTCTTTCTTGCTTTTCTGGAGTTCTTTTAAATCGGCATAACTAAATTTTATATCGGTACGAATTACATATGCCTTTCCTTCGCCATATTTAATTGTAAAATAAGTATCGTCGGAATCAATTATTTCAACATTTGTTCCGGACGGAAGCTTATCTACCGATTTATTTCCTGCACCAAAATAAACTGATGTTTTACCTCTGGTTACTCCATTTATTTGTTTTACCTGAGAAAATACTGTGATACTGAATAGAATGCAACAAAATAGTGAAATGAATTTTAGTTTCATGATTGAAATGGATTTTGGTTTATCGAACTAAGTTATGACAATTAGCTGAAATAAAAAAACCGCAGGGATTGCGGTTTAAACCATATCGATTCCGGTTTTTGAAAACATCAGTGAGAATCCGGTTGCATGGCTCAACTCGCGTGCATACCACGGACTGATGCGATGGGGGAAGCTGATCTGTTTTAAGAATGGATGGCAAATGGAGTCTTTAATCATCTGCTCGCGCAACTTTCGGGTGAGGTTTAGCAGCGTATCGTGCAGAATGATGGTTTCGGCCATGTCGTACTGGTCGGGATTGATTTTTTGCGCAATGATAACTCCTAACTCTAATTCATCGTTCAGGCGCTTGATGCTGTCCTGATTGCAACTGAGCTGGCCATAATCCAACAGCATGAATGGTCCTTGGGTGTCTTCAATGCTTTTTTTTAGTTTATCCTCGTTTGATGAGAAGAGGAAGTTCAGTATTTCGGGGATAAGGCTGTTGGGGTCGAGCGCTTCAACTGTGGCCTTGAATTCGACATAGGGTGTGTCGTCGGCATTGTTGGTGGTGAACATTGAATTGATTACTCCCTGAAGTGCCGGGTACTTGGCAAAATAAAGAAAGGCTTCGCGTAATATTTGTGGATGACGGATGATGCTCATGGCTGATGTGTTTAAATGATCTGGTTGATTTTTGACAGGGTGATGCCGGTGAGTTCTGAAATTTCGTCAACGGTTTTACCTTGTTTGTGCAGCGAGGTTACGTTGGAAATGAGATCGGAGTACATGATGTCGAAAAACTTCAGGAGGTTGCTGTTTTCGATGTCGGCATAACCTGATTTAATTAGTGAATGCACTGCAACTCCGAGTCCGAGGTTGTGCTTTGGCTTGCCTTCGACTGCTGCGCGCTCAGGCGACGGTGCGTTGAATAGGATTGCATATTTGGTTCGGGTGTACAGATATTCCTGAATGGCATTGAAATTTATAAATATGGCCTTTTTAACGCGAATGGGTATTGAGTCGAACGATCGGGCTGTTGCTCCGGCTTGCAATGCGCTGTACGAATTTCCGGAGTACAGTATAGCAGTTAAGAGGTTGAGCAGCGTTTCGGATCCAGCCTCCTGAATTCCTTTGCTCACGGTTTGTGCATCGATGAATTGAGCGGTGGTTAATGATGTTTGCAAAATTCCATCGGTTAAGTTAAAACTATACCCTTTGTACACATGACGGCGACGGCCTACCTGTGGAATGAGGTTGCATGGGAATGCCAGATCGGGTGTGATGGCCTTTTTGTTTTTTTCTGCCCATCGCACTTCGGGTGTGCTGTCTAACTCTTCAGGGAGAAATCGGAGAAGCTTTTCGCGGATGTCTTTCTTCAGGCTGGAGAATGATTTGGCGTTTTCGTACTCGATACGAATGGGAAAAGTAAGGTACCGGGTGATGCGGTAAATGTTCTCGGCTGGCAGATCGGATTTAAAGCTTTTTTTATCGATCAGCACTTTTACCCCGGAAAGGATTTCGAACAGCTTAACCCGAAACTGAAGGATGGTAATGCTTTGCGACAGGAGCATGGCAATAGCATCGATAACGTCCATGTACTGCTCAGGGCTTAGTTCGTCCCACGAGTTTTTAATCTGATGTGTTTTTCCGTTTGAAAATGGGAGTTCGATCATGGCTGATAGAATTTGTCGGTTTCGAGTAGGGTGCTTTCGGTGAGGATGTATGTTCCGGAGTTGCGTGTGGTATTGTGCGCTTCTTCGATTTTGAGGAAGTACATGGCTGCTTTGTTGTGAAAGTATGCTGCTGCCGAGTTTTTAAGGTCTGACTCGGTTGTCATGCCTTTTGCGGTGCGTGTGTCGGTATCTTTAAGTACATCGGCTCGAATTCCGGCTGGCAGTTCCGTATAATCTAACTGTTGACAGGCTTTGGACAGGGTTTCGTAAGCAATTGCTTTACCGATCAGGAATTTCATTTTTTCGTCGGTAATTTCGGAGAAATCTTTCAAGCGAGGCGCAATTTCATCATTTTGAACTTCTTCGATGATAAAAACAACATTGTTGAAAAAGTAAGACGAATTTACAGCTCCATAATATCGCTGAAACTCTTTTGCATTCTTGATAAACAGCGTTTGGCGAAGTTTATACTGATCGGTAGCAGCATAATCGGTAAAATCGGCAATATTGGATTCCATGTGGTTAAGTAGGAAGTTTAGTTCTGCAAACGAGTTTTCGAGATACATTTCGAGCTGCTTATCCTCCTGGTACCGGTATAAATTGTTGGATGTGTTGTTTCGCTGCGATGCTTCGAAAATAAAGTATGGACCAGCGATCATATTAGCCAAAGCTGCCCTGAGATAACCAACTGCAACGCCCAAAACGGTTGTTTCATCGAATCCTTCAGTGTTGTAAGTTGTTTTCAGCGTGTTGTAGGTTTCGAGGCCAATGAGATTGACAATTTTCTGAAATTGTGGCCTATAGTGCGCTTCGAATGCATCAATTTTGCCGTCGGTTGGCATTTGTGGTGCAAATTGGCGAAGTTCTGACGGTGCTTTAAAGAAATCGAGTATCATGGCTTCAGGTGGTTAAGGATTTCGGATAATTTCTGGTCGGTATGGTCGAGCCGTTTGTTTATTTGCTCGGTGTGCTGGTTCTGCTGATTCTGCAGCCTGTCGTTTGGCGAAATATCTTGCTGCTGGCTCGGAACTTCGGTATATAAGCCAATTCGGAAGCCTTGTTTGTACAATGCCGGGAAATTGATGTTTATGGCTTCGTTTAGCGCTGAGCAACTGACTCGCTCGGCTGTTGGAAGGTTGGCATACAGGTACAGGATGTAATTGTAATAGGCATCGGATCCGGATTTGCTGATCACACCATCTTTTGAAATGTTGGAGATACTGGAGTCGATTCCGATGGAGCTGGTGATCACTTCGTCGGCTCGTTTATCGTAGTCGTTCAGCGCGGTGATGTATTCGCGGTATTTCATGTCGAGTGGAAGAATTTCCCATCCAACAGTGTCTCCTTTATCAGTCGGATACTTAAATGTGGTAAATGTTTTGCCCTGATTCTTCACTCCGGAAAGGAATTCGGTCAGTTTTCGCATTTCGGCCTTGATGTAAGCATCCAGAAGTCCATCGTGGTATTCTGTGCCAACTTCAATGCCGTTTGGCTTCATTAACTCTTTACCTTCTTTTTCAAAATCTTCATTTGCCTCACAATATCCATGAAGTTTGTTGGTAACGTACTCAACCCATTCATTTGGAATGATAACATGCACTTTTGCAGATAGTGAGTTTTCGAGATAGGAGTTAATGTACCTTGGATTGCGATTGGTGGCCACTAACCAGTCTTTTATACCAAAATAGAACTTATTCATTCCATAAACCTCTCCGGGAGAGTGATGTTTGTGGTACGAAACGGCAACAGGGTAATCGAATGCCATATTTGACCGAAAACGAGGATAAACCTGCATATTTCGCTCTAACGAAGCTCCCCAATTTCCGAGGATAACCTGGTCGAAGTCTTTATCCTCATAATTCCGGGTAATTGGATCTATTGCTTTGGTCGTTGCTAACCGTCCACGGTAGTTCTCAACATGCTCCAGTCCGGCCACAGGCATAGCGCCAATACGACGTGCTTTGAAAAATCTCCATTTTGACCAATAATCTTCAAAATAATAGAGGTCTTTTATCACTTTGTCGATGTACTGTTCAGGACTATCCGACAATCCATTGCGCTGCCATTCTCCCAGCCAGTTCTCAATAGTCTCATTGTTCTGCCAATCCCTGACAAGCTTTTTGTCGTCAAATATTTGGCGATAAACAAATAACCCCTTGCCATAGAGTAAGCGATATTGCTTATCAATTAGCTCAGGCAGTATTCGGTTAGTGCCAAACATTAGCTTAATCTCATCCGGGAGCATATTGTTCGAGCCTTTTACCAATACTTTATTACCTGCCACATTCAATAGTACTGAGCTAGGTATGCCCGACGACTGATTCATATCAATTGAGTCGTACTCTGTATTGATAGCAACAGGAGCACCAACACCCATTTGAAACGACATTACTGTGCCATTGTTATTGTACCAGCCGAGACGGCCACCTCTGTTGTAATCTTCCATGGTCATGTCCAATTAAGTTTGCGCATTTGGTAATTGTCTGATGAGAAAGCAATGAAGCGGATAAGTATGCGATAGCATGTCTTAGGTTGTCCATCTTTATCACTGAACAGGAAGAAGTTGTCAGAGTCACGCGAGAACTGATCTTCTGGTAATTGTGTACGAACTTTGCATTCTTTAATAACTCTTAGCTCAGGACGTGCTATACCCTTCGTTGAGTTGTATGGAAAGAATGCAATGTTGAACATACCATCAGGAAGTTTCGATATCTCCTTAGCTAATTCAATTGCATCAATGCCTTTCATTTCTTTCATGATTCGAAGGTCGGGCATAGAGTAAAAATCAGAAAGGACAAATTGAAATGCAGAAATATTATTGACTGATTAATGAAGTTTTTGTTTGGATAGTACTGTGATCCCTTAAGACACTACAAATGTTCTGAAACTACAGATAGAAAAGGCTTTGTCATATTTCCAGAGAAACTAGGGGTTTGCAGTGCGATATGAGAATTTAGCGGTGCGTGCTGATGCGCTTCGCTTCGTTTTTTATTCGTTCAGATTTTTTTTAAAGTTTTGCTGAAAATCAGCCTATAATATTTCTATTTTATATCAATTATTTAAATTTTTGACTGCAAAATTTAGTTTATAAGCAAAAAAATAGATTTATGTAGACATATTATCCGGCATGGTTTGTTGACGGCGAATGTTGTTAGGTAAAAAGTTTGAAAACAACCCGAATAAACCATAAGTTAATGCTGAAGGTAGCTGTGTTGTTAGTCCGGCCTGATAGGGTAGAGCCACTTTTACCTCACTTGTTTTATCCAATTCGATCTTTCCATCGTCTTTTTTGCGAAGTGGTGACAGGTGGATGGCTGATACCAGGTTCGGACATTCATTCTCACATATTTTAATGCGCGGAGTATTGCGATTTTCCTCTCCAAATAAAATCAAAGCCAGATTATAATGCTCATAGTAGAAGATCGTGCGCTGCTTTTCGTTCTGGAGACGAACTTTGAAGCCTAAAATTTCAAGCGCATTCTTTAATTGTTTGGCATCTGTTGTGATCTTTTGTTGAATCTCCCGGCGTTTATTCCCGGCACGGTCATAGAATAAATCAATGCGGTGGCAGCTGCTATCGTCATAGAAAAATGCATGGATCATCTTTGCCAAATCGCTCTGTTCTTTCGGATGCCAGACAAAAAACTCTTTAATGATGCGCAGTTCATTGGCGCGTTTATTGAATTGCCCCACGATTACACTACTAAAATGCCCCGGATCGTACATCAAAATCAGTGGTTCTTTCGGATTGAAGTACTTCAAATAGGTAGCAGTCAACTTAAAATTATCTTTCAGATCGAGTTGAAGTATAGAATTATACTTATAACTGTCAGAAAAGCAGTGTTTTGATTTCTTAAAGTTGCCGAAAAACATGTTAACAACCTGCTTTGGAGCGATGTTACAAATGGCTGTCAGGAATTCATCCAGTGTCAGCGAATCAAACTGAGTCTTAAAGAAGTTCACACCAAGGATATCCTTATTCACAAACGAGCTGGCAGTGATGTAGTATGTGCATGCTTTGCGCTGGTCGCGAACAATAGGCTCCCACATTTTAATGATATGCTCACACTTCCAAATTTCTTTTTTCAGGTTGTTGATCTCCACAATGTCTTTCGATGCCCGAAGCTGCTGCTCCAGATAAATCATTCGCACCATTGCATCATTCAAGTGCTTGGCAGAGGTAGCAAGTTCATTGATCAGATCAGCATTCATGTTTTTTTCAAACTCTTCAAACCAATTATCCTCACCCAAATCCACGCGAGCAGTATCCGATATCCCTGTTATGCCTTGGTAATATGGGCTTTTTCTGTTCTGAAGCGCACCACCACGAAGTCCGGGAAAGATTCTGGTCTTTACCTTTTCGCCTTTATTGTGCTTCATCTCCTCAATAAAAGCATGAACACCCGACCGACCAGCCATGGAGTCTGGCTGATCAGAAGCCACCAACTGGAAATGGTGACCGGTGCGGATGACAATCGAGTGTTTGGGATAGGCAACCTCGTACAAAGGTTTTTTGAAGTGTGCCGGAAGCTTTGTTGCACCAACAACATAGTCGATGCCTTCTTTAAACATAGGCTCTTGCTTCTCTCCAACAGGCTTTTTAAATCCGGCCAGTATTGCTGGGACCATGTTAATCATGGCAGCAGTGTAAGTCTTATGGATCAGGAACGACAATTCACCAGGCATTGAGAAAGCCACGCGAAGTAAACGTGGAATCAACAACCCTTCAGTTTTACCACCGGCGCGGGCAATTCGTGCAATTAAGATGTTCGGATCGATCAGGTTTGCGCGGATCTGCATCTTATTCATGTACGAATCTTCAATTTCTGATATCTTAAGCTGGTCCATTGTCGTCGGTTTCTTCAATTATTTTGGCATCCTCAATCCCGGCATCATACATCAACCGGCGCTTATCGCTTTTATCAATGGGCAGTTGGGTAATTAATCCCACATAGAATCCATCGGAATGTTTGCGGGCAATTTCCTTCAGGTTTTTCTTTTCAAATCCCAATTCCTCAAGATTCATTTTGTCTGATATCAGGAAGATTGGCGGCTGCATGTCAGCCATCGAAAGTTCAGCATTTGCTTTTACCCTGTACTCGGTTGCTTTTTCGTGGAAGCGCCCAGCCTCCTGAAGTTTATCCTGGGCAACAGCAAGCTTTACCAGATCCTCAAATTTATCAGCAGCATCGAGCAGCCAATACTTATTGGAGACGGTGCAATCCACATTGAAATATAACTTAGAATCATTGATCCGCTGTTTGCAACACATCAATCCGAGCGTGATTCCTTGCTTGGCCTTTACCCGCATTTTAAGAAGCTTCGATGCGCGGGTAATGTTCCGTTCAGTTTCCCATATTTCGACCGACCACGTGAGCTGCTTAATGATCATCTGCAGGTCTTCTGGGATGGCTCTTGATTCTCCGGTCTCGATGAAGTGTTCAATGATATCCGGATGAAGCGATTCAATTCTGGCTAAGTAGTTCATATTCCAAAAAGTTCGTGCTTTAATGTGCTTATTTTGGTTGCTTCCTGTCTTTCCCGAAGCTGAATGATGGCCATAATATCTCCTTTTTCAGATTGTTTGGCTAGTTCAGCATCAATATTGTAGTCGCCAATGGCCACTCCTTGGTCATAAAATTGCCTGATCGCGCTTTCTTCGTCCTGAAACTCTACCAAAAACCGTTGGGAATCTTCGCCAAACAAACCAAGCATCTTACAAATTCGCTCTGGAGCATACTTCAAAGCGCCGAAATTCCTTATTTTTATGAGGGTTGACTGGTCCATAATTGGTCTTTTAATTCGTTCCACTGATATTCTTTCCCATCACGCAGTAGTCTGATATCCTCGCTGTTTTTATAGTTGAAGAATCGCCTTACATCCTGATCCACATAAACCGGATCCAGTTCCATCGCAAAACAAACACGGTCAGTTTGCTCACAGGCCATAATTGTTGCTCCCGATCCGGAGAAGAAGTCAGCAACAATGTGCCCCGGCATCGAACTGTTTTGCACCAGGTACCCGATCAATCCAACCGGCTTCATGGTCGGATGAATATCATTTCGGATTGGTCGGTCGTACTCAATTACAGTCGATTGTTTCCGGTCGCCATACCAGTTGTGCGATTCGGTTGGTTTCCATCCGTAAAGTATTGGTTCATGCTTCCAGTGGTAGTCCTGTCTGCCCATAATAAAAGCCTGTTTCAACCAGATCAGACATTGCGCCAACTTAAACTGAACATCGAATAATGCCTTCCTGAAATTGTGCCCTTCAGTATCGGCGTGGAAGATATAGTACGATGCTCCACCCTTCATTGCCCGGTACATGTTCCGGTAAAAGTCGAAAAGGAACTGATAAAACTGGCTTCCGCTCATATTGTCATTCTTAATTTTAAGCGAATCCTTTGTTTTTCCTTCATAGTTCACATTGTATGGAGGATCAGTCACAACTAAATCGGCCTGTTTCCCTGCCATAAGTCGCTTAACGTCACTCCAAACAGTGCTGCTACCACACATCAACCGATGCTTGCCAAGTAGCCAGATATCACCCTCTCTCGAAACAATGTTTGTTTCATCCAAATCCGGTGCTTCATCCTCCTCAATTTCGGTATATTCTGCCGTAATGCTCGCATGTTCTTTCTCAAATCCTAGCGTTTCATCACCAAAATTCAGGTTAAAACGTTGGAGTGTATCCATGCCAATATCGTATTTGGCGAACAACTGAGTGTCGGGATTCTTTTTTGCAAACTCCGAGTTGTAAGCTGCAATTTCTTCCACAGCCTCACGCTTGTCTTTGGCATGGATGGGTTCATAAGGAATTTCAGGAATAATAAATCCATTCTTCCTGAGAATCAATAAAGCAGATTTACGTTGATGGGCATCAATAATCCAAAGCTTACCATCCTGATCCTCCCAAGCTTTGAAAGCATACTTAAAACCCCGGGTGATAATCAGCATTTGCAGCTTCATATTTTTATCCGGGTCAAAAACTTTAAAATCTTCCTGCAATTCGTTGAACTTATCGACTGGTGCAGTGGGCAAATTACCCAAGTTGAAAACAGTAATCTCGTTCATTTTTTATTTTCCTCCAGTACCTCACGCATTATGGTTTCGCGTTCGGCATGTTTATTCAGGTTTTCACGATCTTTCTCGTGTTGGTTTGGCGACCTATCCTTGTTATTGAGGAAACTCTTGTATCTGTTCACGTTGTTCGCTGTATTGGTAAATTCAGCAAGGAAACCGGCAGTGTCTTTTTTAAGCAACTCCTGGTACTTCGTTCGCATACTATGGTGAACGATCAGCGGGTGTTTGTTTCTCCATTTGCCTTTATCGTTAAAGCTTTTCAGCTCCTTAAATGCAAGTAAATTTCGGTTTCGCAGTTCGGCCAGATCAATAATCCGGTCTTCGGTAGGGTCTTCATCAATAACCGCGTCAATCTCCTTCATTTTCCGATAGGTATTAACGCGGTCATTGTAAATTATAACAGCTCGTTGCACATCCAGATCGGCCAGATTATCCCATTTGATGTTCGGATATTCCTCCTCCTTCTGAACTAAACCTGATCCGTGTCCGCTTTTTTTTTGGCTTCGACAAGCTCAGCCACCGGCGTTTCATCTTCGGCTTCTTCGATGATCGGAGCATCGCTCACTGAGACGTCCCCTGAGACGTCCCCTGAGTTAGTCGAAGGGGTCGAAGGGGTCGGAATCATTTCTTCTTCCGTAGCTTCTCCAATTTTCGGAAGGTTCAAACGGTAATCGTCCAATACAATGCGCAAAGTTGCACCCTTAAAGTCGGCAGGTTCAAGTTTCAAACCTCTGGCAATAGCAGCCATTTGCGGTTGAGTTGCTTTTTCTAAATCCAAAGCCAGAAGCTTATCTGTAAACTGGATGGTAAGCATCGCCTGAGAAAGCTGTTTTTTAACCTCCGAAACTTCATCCTGAATATCATCCGGAAGAGCAATCCCATCCGCTTCAATCGAGTCCATCAACTCACAAATCATTTCGTCAAACTGTTTCAACTCCAGCTTTGTAGTTGGCATTTTCGACTTCAGCAAATAACTTAATGCCGTAACATCCTTAATCGGAAGTTTTTTTCCTGGTTTCCGGTAGGCAATAATTTCGTCAACCGTGGCCACGTCAAGCAAATCCCAAAGCACATCACGTTGCGCCTTCTCCTTATCAACAATTCCACTTTTCAGCGATGCCGACTTTGGAGCAAGTTTACCAAGCAGTTCTTTGTCACAACACAGGTGATCAGAATTCTGCAATTCCTTATACGCTTTTTTCTTGTCTGCAAAATTCATAGTGAGGTATTTAAATTGATTTATACTCGGTGACTGAGCTTGCCCTGAGTTTATCGAAGGGCTTGTCGAAGTCAAATGTATTTTGCATTGCAAAAAACAGAAAGGACAGGTTCGGCACGCTTCGCTGCTCACCTACCGAATCAATGTTGATCGGAGCTGCGCTCACTGAGCAGGTTATCCCTGAGTAGCCGTTAGGCAT